CCTAAACTAGCTCGTGCATTAAAAGAGCAAGGTTTTGATTACACTTTAAAGAATAAGATATATCAATTTGAATACACAATAGAGTTTGGAAAGATAAAAGATGAATTATTATTAGGCTCAGGTAACAGATATGAATCTTCAACTTAGACTTAATAGAATAAAGGTTTGGTTTATATGGAAATATTTTAAATTACAACAATATGGTAGACGGAACATTAGCACTAAGACAAACAAAACCAAAAGACTACGACGATAATTACAATAGAGCTTTTCATAAAGGAAAATATGCTAAGAAGAAAAAGAAAGTGAATAAGTTTAAGAGTAGTATAAATAAATAGTTACAAACACACACTAAGAACCAAGCTTTAGGGAAACGCTTGTAAAACAATTCCTCAAGATAATATTCAGGTATTTATGTGAACGTTAGGAAAAATGAGTGTCAAGACTTCTCACCTAACCTTTTAATAAGTGTCGGAATAATATTATAGCATTGGATTGACTAATATACCTAGGGGTAGGTGTAGAAGAACTTAGTTGCAATAGATGTTTACTTAGTGTGTCATCTATATGTAGACATTCTACATTCTACATCTATCTTTAAGTATATTAAAGGTAAAAGTCTTGCTGTAAAAATAACAAAATTATGAAAGACAAAGGTGGCAGACCTACTGTAATGACAGAGGAGACTGTAAATAAACTAGAAGAGATATTTGCTATAGGTGGAACAGATGAAGAAGCCTGTCTTTTTGCGAATATCAGTAGACAAACTCTATATGATTACCAAAAGAAAAACCCAAAGTATATTGACCGAAAAGAGCAATTAAAACAAAATCCTTTCTTAAAAGCTAGAAGAACAATAGTAAGTAGTTTAGATAAACCATTGCACGCTTTTGAATATATGAAGAGAAAGAAGAAGGATGAATTTAGTGATAGAGTAGAACATACAGGAGCAGAAGGAAAAGACTTAGGAATTATTTTATATCCAACAAAAGATAATGAAAATACATTGGAAACCAACACCGAAGCAGACCCAAGCACTACTTAGTGAAGCTGACGAAACTTTATATGGTGGAGCTAGAGGAGGTGGTAAAACAGATGCAGGAATGGTTTGGATGATAGAACCTAAATATATATCACACCCAAAGTATAGAGGATTAGTAATTAGAAAGAACTCAGAAGATTTAAATGATTGGGTAGATAGAGCTACAAATATGTATGCTCCTTTAAATGCTATTGTTACAGGAATACCAGCAAAGATTAAATTTCCTAGTGGAGCTATAATCAGAACTGGTCATTTAAAAGATAAGAACGCTTATACCAAATATCAAGGACACGAATATCAGAAGATGTTATTTGAAGAACTTACTAAAATACCAAGAGAATCAGATTATGAGAAACTTATAGGTAGTTGTAGAAGTACAGTACCAGAATTAAGAGCCAAGAAATTTGCTACTACTAATCCAGATGGAGATGGATATGAATGGGTGAAAGAAAGATGGGATTGTGAAAATCCAGATGAAGAGGTTAGAAAGTTTCCAGATGAAGAGACAGGAATAGTTAAAACCAGATTATTTATTCCAGCTAAGGTAGATGATAATCCTTATTTAGTTGATGCTGACCCTGGATATGTAGCTTATTTGAATAGTATTAAAGATGAGACTCTTAGAAAACAATGGAGAGATGGTAGTTGGGAAGAACCTAAGATTGAAGGAGCTTACTATGCTAAAGATATTGCTAAGGCTATAGTTGAAGAAAGGATAAGAGATATAGTGGTAGAAGAAAGAGTGCCAGTAGATACTTATTGGGATTTAGGTATTAAAGATAAGATGTCTATTTGGATGGTTCAATATGTAGCTGACGAGATTAGAGTTATAGATTACCTAGAAGGTGAAGGAGAAGGAATAGATTTTTATATAAAAGAATTACAAAATAAGAACTATATATGGGGTGAACATTTTATGCCCCACGACGCAGAAGTAAGAGAGTTTAGTGATGGTATATCCAGAAAAGAGAAGGCAGAGAAAATGGGGCTAAAACCTATCAAAGTTACCCCAAGATTACCTGTTTATGATGGAATAGACCAAGTAAGAGCCATATTCTTTAAGTGCTACTTTGATAAAGATAGATGTAAAGATGGACTAAGTGCCTTAAAGCATTACAAGAAAGAATATGATGAGAAGAAGATGACTTATAAGGATGCTCCATTACACGATTGGGCTTCACACGGAGCTGATGCCTTTAGAACATTAGCAGTAGCCTATAAGAGATTCAAGACTCACGATAATAGAACAAAACAATTTATACCTGATTATAAAAAAATAAAATACTAAAAATATGATACTCGATTTAGAACTAAAGCAATTAGATGGAAAGATAATGAGTGAGAAGTCCGTCTATAATCCCTCAAAAGAGGTAAAAGATGTAACAGAGATGGTTATGAACCATTTTGATGTTGGTTATTCAATTATGAACCAACCTTATGATGAGTTTAATAATATGACTCTCATAGAAAGACAAGGAGTAGACCAAAGGAAATGGAATAACTTTAGACCAGAGAGAGATGATAACCCAGATACTAACTGGCGAAGTAATGCTATTAGACCTATCACAAGAAATAAGGTTATAAGTATAGCTGCTCATTTAACGGCTAGGTTATTATACCCAGTTATTAAAGCACAGAACGACCAAGATGAAGAAGATAAAGATGCAGCTCAGGTAATGGAGCTAATGGTTAAATGGTCATTACAACAAGCTAACTATGATAGAACATTCCTTAATGCAGTTATAGCAGCTCTAGTTAATCCAGCAGTTATTGTTCACGAAGAGTTCCAGAATGTAATAAGAACTATAAGAGAAAGAAATGAAAAGGGAGAGATGACTACAGTAGAGATGATTGATGAACTATATAGTGGATTTCAAATGAACCTAGTACCTTGTAATGAGTTATTTATAGGTAATGCCTATGAGAATAACATACAGAAACAACCATTCTTAGTTAAAAGAAAAGTAATGGACTTTAGTGAAGCCTGTGGTAAGTATGGAGAGGTAGAAAACTTTAAGAAATATGTTAAAGCTGGACTACAAGTAATGATGAACGCAGAGAACTATGAGTTTTATGAAGAATATGATGATGAACTAGAAGAAAGATTAGTTGAAGAGATTACATACTATAATAGACCAATGGACTTACAGTTAGTCTTTATAAATGGTGTTATTATGACAGACACAGATGAACCTAACCCTAGATTAGATAAGAGATACCCATTCGCTAAGGGTGGATTTGAACCTATTGATGAAGGTAAGTTCTTTTACTACTTCTCATTAGTTAGAAAGATGAAACCAGACTCAGATATTATAGATACTATGTATAATATGGTAATAGATGGAACATTCTTACAGTTAATGCCACCTATGGCTCTATTTGGAGACGATAAGATAGATGCTAGTATAGTTATGCCTGGTATGGTTACTTCATTAGATGCTGAAACTAAGCTACAACCTATCAATACAGGTGGTAATTTAAACGCAGGACTAGGAGTATTACAGAAGATGGAAGAATCAGTAGATGAATCAAGTCAATCACCTAGACAAGCTGGTCAATCAGGAACAGGACAAAAGACAGCCTTTGAGATAGGACAGTTAGAGAAGAACGCTAGAATAGGATTAGGATTATCAGGTAAGATGATTGGTTTCCTAGTTAAAGACTTAGGAGAATTGATAGTATCAGATGATATTCAATACTTAACAGTAGCCGATGTAGCTGAACTAACAAGTGGTGAAGAGATGTTAAAATATAGAAAGCTCTTAATAGATGGTAGTGAGATAGGAGAAGCTAAAGATACAGAGATTAGCTTTGATACTAACCTACCTGAAGAGATGACAGATGAACAAGAGATACAAGAAGGCTTTGGTATTATAGAAGAAGAAGGTGGAATGGATGGTAAGAAAGAGATATATAAGGTAAACCCAGAACTATTTAGACAATTAAAATATAAAGTAGTAGTTACTACTGAAATGATTGAAGAACCTAGTGATAATGTTAAGAGAGCATTAAACCTAGAGGTATATGATAGAGCTATAGCAAGTCCTCTAGCTAATCAAGAGACATTATTTAAAGATTTACTATTAGGTAGCTATCCAGAAACAAAGAATGATGCTGATAAATATATGAAGAAACCAGAAGATATGGAAGCTATGTTAGCAGGACAACAAGAACCACAACAAGGTGGTAAAGGTAATAATGTAGTAGCATCAACAGCTAACGCTGAACGACAAGTAATATGAAGAAATTAAAAGTAAAATTGTTCTGTTTCTTAATGAGAAACTTCTTCAACGCAATAAGTGAAGAAGAGATACTTACTGTTACAAGGAATGGCTATCAGATAGGTAATCAGATATTAAGTGATGACCAGATGAAAGGACTACAAAGCCACGCTTCAGTAGTAGTACAGAGTGATTTATGGAAGTATATTAACAATAATTTAAAATATCTAGCAAATTATAGAATGTATAATGGAAGTAAGACCGTAGATGATATGGTCTTCGGAAAGGCTATGCTCTATAACCTAGAGATTATAAATAAATTATTTAAAAAAATAAGTGAACGGTGAACTCCCGTTTTAAAAGAAAGGTTTTAAAACTATGTCGCAAGACAAAACAGAAGAGACAACTTCTAAAAACGACCTTGAGGTAGAGGAAGTAAATGTTGAGGAAACAACTAAAAACGAAGAATCTACTGAAGAGGATGTAGTAGACTATAAGGCTGAGCTAAAGAAAGAGAAAGTCGCAAGAGAAAGGGCTGAGTCAGATAGGGATAACTACAAAAAGGGTATGTTAAAAGCTAAGAAGTCTAAGAAAAAGAAAGCCGACGACTTTGATGAGTTTGAGGATGACGAGGATGAGATTGACCAGGAAGAACTAATCAACAAACGAGTTGATTCAGTTGTAAAAGGACAATCTAGGAAAATCGCCAACCAATTAAGAGCATCAAGAGTTGATGAAATGCTAGATGAAGTTACTAATTCTGATGACGAAAAGGCACTTATAAAGTTCCACTTAGAACATACTATCAATCCTAGTGGTAACCTGAAGAAAGATATTCAGGACTGTAAACTGATTGCTAATAGAAAGGCATTACTTACAGAGAATAACGAACTAAAGTTATCTCTTAAAGCAAAGAACTCTATTAGAAATTCATCAGTTGGTTCTGGAGTAAACACTACTAACAAGGCTACCAGAGAAGATAAAGAAACCAAGAAACTACATATGGATGCTCGTGTGAGTGGAGATATGAGAGATTGGTCTAAAGTTATTGATGCTAGGATTAAACCTAACAAACAAGGTTAATTATTGGTGAACTCGTTTCATTGGTAATTATCCAATGAATTAACAATTATATGGCTGATGTATTTTTTAAGACATACGAGGCTATTGGTAATAGAGAAGATTTGATTGACATCATAACTGACATATCACCTTTAGAAACTCCTATGTTCTCAAGCTTTAGTAAAACTAAGGCTTCAGGTACTTACCACGAATGGCAGACAGACAGCTTAGCTGATGCTGCTAGTAACTCAGTGATTGAGGGAACAGATGTAACATCTGCTTCAGCAACACCTACAGTTAGAACTGGTAACTACACACAAATTCTAAGAAAAGATTGGAGAATCTCAGATACTCAAGAAGCAGTAGATTCTGCTGGAAGACCAAGTGAATATAGCTATCAAATGGCTAAAGGAATGAAAGAACTTGCTAGAGACATTGAATATGCTTTAGTAAACGGTACTGGAGCTGCTGGTGACGCAACTGCTGGAAGAGAGTTGAAAGGCGTTCTAGCTTGGATTACTACAAATGTTAACACTGGAGCAAGCGCTGTAACAGCAGAGGATTTGTCTGAAACTGTTTACAACGATATGCTACAAACTATCTTTGAATCAGGTGGAAACCCAGATGTAACATACGCAAACGGATGGCAAAAACGGAAGATTTCTCAATTCTCAACTTCAAGTACTAG